TCATCTCCTTCTGAGGATCGACCCAGCTATAACTTCTTGCCTGCCACCTTGGCGCATTGTAACGCTCAGGCCTAGTCCAAAAATCGTCAAAGGCCGGCGAAGGCAACTCACCCACCAGCATCGCCGCACGTAGCCACTCTTCAAATACCCGTTGGTGAAAGTGCTGAATCAGCACGCTCTGGACAACCCGCCAATGATCCCGATCCTCAAGAATTGAAAGCCGACTACTGCTGTAATTCGTCTGGCTAAAATCTCTACTCAGCGTCTCATACGAACACCCAAACCCCGCCGCAAACCGCCGCGTCAGATTCCGAACTACGTTGTCATACTGTCCATCGTCAGGCCCAAAATTCGGCGGCACCGGCTCTTGGCCTGGGTCAAGAATGTTCCAGCTGCCGGGTTCTGTGTTAAACAACAACTGACCGTTTTCAACGGCATCACCCTGTAACTCTCCATCTGGAGTGCGAATCCAACCCAGCGACGCTGATTGAACTCTTTTACGTGTCCAATGAGCTTCCTCATACTTGCCTAGGTTGTGAACCGTCGTGATTACACTTGCCAGCCACGGCACCCCACGGTTCTGCCCAATCCGCTCAGGCAGGAACACATGAATCATGTCCGCCGCCGGCACTAGAATATGTTTGCGCTCCACACCACGGCGGTTTAACCCCAGCTCTACATCACCCGGATGCCGCACTAGGACCGCGTACCGTGTCGGCCGGCCCCACTCGTTGATTTCAACGCCCAACCGCCATTCGTGACCGACTCGATCCGAAACGCCAGACTTATCCTCATCCAACTGGTGCGCCTCGATCAGCTCCAGCGCTAGCGGCACACGGCCCTGACCCATAGGCTGCCGCACGATCCTGATCAGCACTTCGCCCGATTCCGGCAAACTGCCGGCTATCATCATCTCAAAGCCGTGAAAACTCAGCCGGCCCGCTACATCACACGTGTCCGGCCGACACCAGCGCCGCCACGCCTCCTCCATAATCCGGTTACGCCGCACGTCCTTTTCAGTGCCGCCAACCTTCATAATCTGACCCTGCATTTGGATCCCACGCGGACCCACCACGTTGATCTGCGTAGTCCGCTTTGCCTGCCGCGCATAAGGGTTATCCCTTACAAGCTGGTGGCAGCGGTCGCGCAGCACCCGCAAACTGACCCGCAGCTCAGCATCAGCTGATGTAGTCGGCGCCACCAGATCGTGCAGCAACCGGTTACGCCGGGCGCCTTCAAACATTCGCCGGCCTTCTGCCCTGCCATGCCGAGTGGTCAGGATCTGCCTTTGAAACCAGCTACGAACACCCATCAGCTCACCCCCGTAAACCGCACATACAGCCGGCGCGGATCGCCAAGGCCCTGCGCAATCATCTCTGCACGCTTCTCTCTCATCACCTCAGCTTTTAACCTATCCCGCCATTTGATCAGCTCAGCAAGATCAGCTCGCCTAACTTTCCGGCCACCGTTACCCAAACTGCCGATCTGATATTCCTGCGCACCGCCAGCCAGCGCACGTATCGCCTCTTCAACCGCTACCAGATCTTTCTCAGCCTGACTGCGATCGTCAAACGCACCAGCAGTACCGCTAAACGCCAGGCTCTTCCGAACCGTCAGACTGCCGCGTCGCACCGTACGCGGAACCCCATTAACAGTGGCGACAACCTGCAGAGTCCAATCACCAGCCGCCATAGCGGCAGTCACTGCAGCGCTCAGCGTGACCTGCCAACCTTCACCAGTAAGCACCCCTGGTGCTTCCACTCCAGCGCCAGCACCGCTACCACGCAGCCATACAATCACCCCACTCGCATCAGCAGGGGCAAGGGTCTCGATCCAAGAAACCGCGTCAGATTGGTAGAGCTCAGCGGGTTGAGTCATTTCAGCACCGTAAAGCTCCTGGCCTTTCGTGGCTCGGCCTTCTCTTTAGAGCCTACCGACGCCTTAAGTTGTGCCTCCAACTGATCCCACATGGTGGCGCGGTTGTATCGCCGGCTCACTAGCTGCAACGCTGCATACGCATACCTAGTGCAGTCGCCGCCTTCATCCCTCATGCCAGTAGGCAGATCCCAGTGATACTCACGCCCTCGGCTACCTTTTTTGGGCATCCGCTTCCACGGAAACAACTCCGCCAAAAACTGATCTGTAGACGCTTCCCCCAAATGCAAATACCCAGGGCCAGGAATCTCGTTCCTCAGCCTGCCCTGCAAATGCGAAACGCTCGTTTCATAGCCCACGTAATACAACAGCAAGCCCTTTTTGACTACCGCCTGATTCTTTCGATTGATATCCACAGGCCGGCCGCGACCTACTAAAGGCTGACCCTTGGCACCATTGCCGCGCACCGGCACCCACAATCCGCCCTGCTTACGGCACCAGTCCCTAACCTCTTGCGTCGAGTGGCCGCCTTCGTCAATCGCGCCCAGCGCCACCGGCACCTCAGCGCCATCATCCCGCCGCCATTTAGTCGCGGCGATTTGCTCCAGCTGCTGCAGCGTTTCCTTCTGCTGCGGGTCGCCTTCAATCTCCCAGTGGCCTAGATGCCAACCCTCCTCACCACGGCCCCAACCCCACACTGTCACCACCACACGCTCATCGACCGATCCGCCGCCACCCTGCACGTCAACGCCGATCGTCACCATCAGTACGCCATTGGGCACCGTACCCATTGGGTAACCATTGCCGGCTTCAACGTTTTTTCGTCGCTCCGCCAGCCCATCACACGTCAGCTTGCCCGCAATGCTGTCTTCCCACGGGATACCTAAGACGGTGTTGTGATACGTCTGCATTGAATCGGCATCCCCCCGCCGCATCGCCTCCAGCGCCTCCTGATACTCGCTAATCAGCTTTGTCCACACTGCTCCAGCGTGGTAGCTGTACGCCGCCCAGATGTACTGGCTCTCAACTGCCGGCTCACCCTCAGCCGTCAACGCCTGCTGGGAGCGATCTAGGCCCAGCGGGCAGGCCCATCCACCGTGGGCGTCCATCTCCCGAAGCGATGTATATCGAATCGGCTCTTTACAGTTCTCACATTCAAACGTGCCAGCGTCCGGCCCATCCTTAGCCATCGCCTCCCACCGCAACGGCTGGTAGTGGCTGCAATGCGGACACGGTAGATACCGATATTGCTGATCACCGCGCAAGAACCACTGATGAGTTTTATCGTTCGGAAAGATCGGCGTGCCGCCAATGATCACCTTTGGATTCCATGATGTCTCCGTACGCCGAATACCAAGCTTGATTTGGCAACCCTCGTTGATCCGGTCGTAGGCAGACGGCTCCTCAAAAATCACTACCGGCCGTTCCTTACGCCGAAACGATTTGCCGCTTTTTGCGTTCACGATGTCGATCAATGCGCCATTCGTAAGCTTTTTCAGCAAAATTGTGTTGGTTGCTGTACCTTTGGATTTCGACTCAGACAAAAGGCCATCAAGACAAGGCGTATCAGCAAATAAATCGCTGATGTCTTCCTTGCTATATTCTTCGGCATCCTTTTCGATCGGCTGCACTACCATCACCTTTGATGGCTTCCAATGCGCGTAATACTGCACCGCACCGATCTTTACCGACTCCGACCAGCCGACACGGGCTGATTTCATGCACACAAAGATCGGCACACGCCGTGAAGCGAACGCATAAAACCAGTACGCCTGATATGGCCGGGTGATCCAGGCGCCCTTGCTAGCTGCGTTGCCCGTCACATGGCCGTACGTGTCGGCATACTCCACACCGCTAAGCAGCGGCCTAGGCCTAAAGCACTCAGCAATCTCCGCCGCCAGCGCTGGTACGTCCCGCGTAATCATTGCTCTGCCTCCTGATCCATACGCCAATCAGCCACGGCGGTAAGCACCTTCGCCACAAGCCGCTCAATCATCTCCTCATCACCAATAGACAAGTGCGGTAACTGCTGTTTGATCTGCTTTGGCAGCGCTTCTAGTTGATTCTTCAGGGTCAGGGCTACAGCCATCTGCGCCTGTTCAACGTCCACCTTGTAAACCAGCTCGCCAGCCTTCTGCCGCCGCTCAAGTTCCGCAATAAGCCGCTTTTCACGCTCATGCCAGGCGCGTTCTTCGTTGTAGTCCGGGGTTTCGCCGGGATCTGGCGGTGGTTCAGGCAGTGGCAACGCCCGTTTACGGGTGACTGGGTCGGCATCGTCAGTTCGAGGGGTAGTCTCTGCGCGAGTAGCAGCTCTGGGCGTTTTGTTTGAATTGGTCGCACGCCGCCGAACTGCCTCCCATCGTTCCTTCAACCCATCACTTTCAATCATTCGCTGGCCGTCTTGGTAGACCGCTTGCAGCTCCCCGTTATTGATCTTGCGATACAGCCCGCCGGCACTCTTCTCACCTAAAAATGCCGCTGCGTCCCTAATGCTCAGCAGCACCTAAGGCATTCACAATTCACATTCACAACCTACAGAGCTGTGAACGGTCACTAGATCAGGCATGATACGGGGAGGGGATCGTATGCCCGCCGCCGGTCAGCGCCGCACGCATTCACAGTATTCCAAAAGCGTTATCAACAAAAAGTGCAAGATTCGCATACACCACGAGGTGCCTTACCCCCAGGAGGACCCGCGGTATTATCGCGCTAATGTGATATTGCGTTAGTGTGAAGCTGGGGTCACCTAAAACCGGCTCTCTCTAGCTCCTTCCTGAGGCTGGTTTGAATCAGCCGGGGATAGGAGCGATCGATCTCTTCATTAAGCAGCCGCACGATGGGGAAGCGCCGCTCATGGTTTGGCGCATCGTCCAGCACCATGAAGGCGGTTTCGATCTGTTCACGACGGCCATCAGGGGCGCGGTAGAGGATGGCGCGACCAGAACGTGACATGAAAAATTGGCCAGCCTGGGTGCGCTTCCTGCGCGAGCGGGCGCTGTTGGATGCGTTGAGGGATGCGAGGTCGCCGCGATAGGCCTTGAGCTGGCTAAGGACCATTGACATGGTGCCGCGTGGCACGTTGCCGTATGGATCGCCCTGCCACTCGCGGCGGGGCACGATGTATTGACCGGACTGGATAGCGCCACCACGACGCAGGACTTGTTCAGAGCGCTTGGCGGGACGGTCACCACCACGGGCCATGGCTGAGAGGTAGACGCCGGCCGGTGTGCCCTTGGTGGCGAACTGCTTAAAGCCGACCTCAGCTCTGAGCTTGTTGGGGTTGGCGAAGGAGACGTAGGTAGAGCGCTGAGTGAATGGCGTTGGCCGATCGATGTAGCGGCTCATGCTGTCGGTGATGGCTCGCTGTCCAGCCTTAGCGCTATCGGTCATGGCTTGAGCCACAGCGAAGCGGAACTGCAGATCGGTGAGTAGTGCGAGCTTGCCGATCTTTTCGGGGATGTTGGTTGTGATCTGTAGGTCAAGCATCAGCGTTGCTCCGCAGGTGCGTCTAGGAGCTCTTCAAGTTCGAGGCGTTGAAGGTCGAGGTCTGAGGGCAGATCCCAGGCCATGTAGAACTCACGATCTGCTGAGGTAACGGTGAGTTCAGAGATGGTGTCCCAGGATGAGACCCAGTTCAGGATGATCTCTTGCCACCAGCGGAGCCAGGTGGCGTCACGGGAGATGAGGTGAGAGGGAGTAGAGGCACGCTTCAAGGTGCTGGAGCGGTTGGCTCAGTCTGGGTGGGGGCGGAATTAGGGCGATCAGCGCTGCCCTACCTAGCTGCCCTACCTTTGCCACCTGTAGGGCAGCTGAAAATCCAGTGGTGCCAAGGGGTTTGCCCTATTACCCTACCTACCCTACCTAAATGGAATAAAAGAGTAGAAAGGGGGAGTAGGGGTACGCGTAGTACGTGGTGGCAGCGTTTAGGAAAGTTTGGGAATAGGTAGGGCAGTAGGGCAGCTAGGGCAGCGCAACAAAAAAACCCAGTCGTGGACTGGGCTGAAGGCTGCCCTACCGGCAGGCAATGAGGTAGGGCATTAGGCAGAGGTGTGCCACCGCCAGGAACGCTGACCATTAGTCATGGTCCGGCGGCGTTCGTAGCCAAGGGTGCGGAGCATATCGGCTACGGCCATTTGATCGGCGCGTGTTTGGCGTTCAATGGGTTTGGCAATGGCCTCAGAGAGTATTCTTTCAGTGGTGATGGCCTCCCCCATGACGAGCTTGCCTAGCCATTCCTGAACAGCTGGCAGCCAGGGCGATTCGACTTGATAGGCCTCGTTTTCAGCACTGACGATCGTGGCGAGGTCTGGCGGTAGGTAGTTGGGTTCACGGTTGCGGTAGGCGTGAACAGCAGCGGACCAGATGGCGTCACGTTCTGCCATTAGGGTTGGCGTGTCTATGGGTGTGGCTTCGGTGCGGGTGGTGGGGATGACCCAGAAGCGGCGGTTGCCTGTGTCATCGACCAGGAACCCTGTAGAGCGGTTTGTAGAGCCGACGATGATGCCGCGCCTAGGGAATGACTCAGTGGCCTTGCCGTAGGGGACTCGAAATAGGTCAGTTGCTTGGGATAAGAAGGCTTTGACCTGGCCGGCGTGCT